CACTGGTAACGCCAACGACCTCAACTTGTTGTCTGGTCAAGCAGCTGCTGGTCTCAGTAGCACCGAGCTCGGATACCTCAAGAGTGTCACCTCGGACATCCAGGCGCAAATCAATGCCATCTCAGTTTCAGCGTCAGGTAACCTCTCGACCACAGACTTTGCAGCTGCCAACTCAGGCACTGGCTACGGCGCCCTATCTTACGATAACTCAGGCAACTACACGTACAGCCGTGTCACCGACACTAACATCCGAGGTGCCTTCTCAGCTGGTGCCAACATAGCCATCGATGCCAATGGTGTCATAAGTGGATCATCAGCATCCTTCTCAGCTGGCACTGGTATCTCCATATCGGGTACGACCATCAATAACTCCGCACCAGATCAGACTGTCAATCTGACGGGGTCTGGCGCTACATCAGTCTCAGGGACTTACCCTAACTTTACCATTAGCTCCACAGACAACAATACGACCTACTACGCTGGTAGTGGCATTACCATCTCTGGCACAACTATATCTGCAACTAGTACCACAAGCACCACCTTAGGTGCAGTCAATACATACGCATTTCTTAAGCCTGGTACATCAGCTGGCTCTACAGTCTCAGGAAGCAACCTTTACTACACGGATACTAACTTAAACGCTGGTTCTTACCCTAGTGGAACCTGGAGATGTATGGGCCACTCAACAACAAATGGTGGAACACTATTCGTGAGGATCTCATAACATGACATCAACAGTAGCTATCACAGAATACAGGAACGCAGCTTCTTTATCAGCTGACAATAGCCTTATGGATGTCGAGATTAATCATCCCACCTATGGGTGGATACCATACACTATTGATTCTTCCGACACAGACATGACAATAGACAACGCAGCATTGTTAGCACTGGTCGGGGATGACTTTACTGCTTCCACCCAGGAAGATCGAGATGCAGATTCCGCTTCCTACGTCAGGGCGTCAAGAGACCAACTTCTAGCCACTGAAGTGGACCCCATCGTCAGTAACCCACTTCGCTGGGACGCTATGACTGATCAACAGAAAGCAGACATGAGTGCATACCGATTAGCTCTCTTAGATGTCCCACAACAAGCTGGGTTTCCTAACACTATTTCATGGCCCTCACTTTGATGATGCCGTTGTCTGAGATTATTCTATACGCCTTCATGGCTACCGCTCTCGTCTTTATCTTTGTCACCGTTGTCTTGGACAACAAGAATGAACGGAAGTAATCAATTATGCCAAACCTACCGATCCGCAACCTGGGCTCTGTAGGCGTAATAACTGACGTTGATTCATTTAACCTTCCGCTCAATGCATACACCAGGGCAAAGAACGTGCGCTTTGACCAGGGCAACGTCCGTCGCTCTCCTGGCTTCAGATCAATTGTAAATGTAACTGGTTTTACACCTATCTTTACTAATGGCCTTTATAACGCCACAGGATATGACACTGTCATTATTGTCAGTGATACCTTCGATGTCTATGAGTTTACCAATGGCACCATATCGCTCGATCACGCTACGTCGTCATCTACCAGCGCTGCCCAGGTAACAGCGACGTCATTAGCTAACGTGCAGTATCTTAACAGGGCAGATGTCGTCCCGTTGTATCGATCACCGTCTATGTCTAACTTTGCCAACCTGGTAAACTGGAATAGTACCTGGCGTACTGCTTCCCTGAGATCCTTTGGTGACTTCTTGATAGCACTTAACATGGACGAGGGTGGTTCTGCATTTCCAACCCGTGTACGCTTTAGTAACATAGCGACTGCAAACAATGCCCCAGACAGCTGGGACGCTACAGACACAACTAAGTCAGCTGGTTTTAACGACCTATCGCAAATGACTACCCCGATCATCGATGGCGCTACCCTAGGACCCAACTTCCTGATCTACTCTAGTGACCAGGTGTGGCTCATGGAGTTCGTTGGTGGCACCTTCATATTTAACTTTCGTAAACTCTTTAATGATGCTGGTGTGGTCAATCAAAACTGCATTGCAGAGGTCGAAGGTAAACACTACGTCTTCGATCAGAATGACATCTACGTCACAGACGGCGTCTCCAGGCAGTCCATAGTCGACGGGCGCATCAAGGACTACGTCTTCTCAAGTATCGACACTAACTCTTTTAACAGGTGCTTCGTTCAGTATGACCAGGCGCGAGAAGAGATCTACTTCTGTTACAAAAGTGCAGATGACATGGCTGAGTTCACAAATGGCGACGGGTGTAATCGAGCAGCTGTCTATAACTACAGAAGTGACACCTGGTCTTTCTTAGATCTGCCTAACATCTACGCTGGCACGTCAGCAAACGTAAACACCGTATCTACCTACGCATCAACGACATTAACCTACGATACAGCTGGCGGTACATACGCCGCCCAGGACGCTGGCTTCACACGTAACATCTTAATGCTCGGACAAGCATCCACAGTCGATGGTCTGACAGCATCTAAGATGTTTGGTCTTGATGGCATAAACGAGAACTCGTCTTTGTCAGAGCCACTAGATACAGCTGCAACTAAACCAATAAAGTTGGAGCGCGTAGGCATCGACCTCGATGAGGCGCAGCTGCCATTGTCAGGCTACAAGAACATCACAAAGATGGTCCCTCAGTTTGTCACCAGCGCTGGCAATAAAGAGTTTGTTGTCTCAATGGGAGCAGCCGACCTGGCTACCCTAGATCCTACATACGAAACAAGTTTTACTTTCAACAGTGGTACGGCATACAAGATCGACTCTAGAGCATCAGGTCGCTACCTAAGTTACAAGATAGAGACGACAGATATTAAAGACTTTACGGTCTCAGGTTTTGACTTCGACGTCGTGGCGACGGGGAGAAGCTAGAGATGGCAACCAATGAGATTACAGACGTCACTGTGAATGCATACGTCAGACGGGCAGTCCCGTCGCTCGAGGAAAGCGTAAAGATCTACATAGCTCAGGAGCTACAAGCCATCGAGACCGCTGTAAAAAGCGTCATCGAGGGAACTATCCAGGTAATAGACAATCCACCAGACAGCCCAAAGAAGGGCCTGGTGCGCTATGCGGTAAGCCCCTGGAACCCAATTGGTAATGGGTTCAGTGGTCTCGTGGTCTACAACGGATCATCCTGGGTACAAGTTTAAAAACACATACATACATACATAAGATTGGAGAAGCCTATGTGGCCTCAAATAATCGGTGCAGCTGTCGGCGGCTTATTTGCAAACAGTGCAGCTAAGAAACAAGCAGCTGCAACTGATCGTATGAACGAAGCCAACATGGCAAGCTTTAACCAATACAAGCCATTTGTTGACGCTGGTTTGCAAGGCGGTCAAGGTGCTCTCAACGACGTCCTCGCTGGCGGCTACTACCAGGGACAAACCCTTGCTAGCCCTAACGACATGCAGACCACCGCCAACAACGCCATGTACAACTTTGGCACTGGCAACATGGCTACTGGTCAGAACATGATGTCCCAGAACGCTGGCTTTGGTAATAATGCACAGGACCTATACAATCAGTTCACTGGCTTAGGTAATCAAATATCTGGTCGTACTGGTCAGTTTGACGACATGTACTCCAAGAACATAGGACTAGCTGACGACTACCGGGGTAACCGACAACAGATAGGTGACTACCAAGGACAGTTCGATGCCCTTACTGGTCAGTCCCAAGGCATCACAGATAGATTTGGAGCCCTAGCTGACAGAAGCAACCAGGACCAAATGGGTGCAGCTAATCAGTATGCCATGAATAATGCTAATCCTTTAGTGGACGCTATGATGAGAGATGATCGTCGCGCACTCGAGGAAGGCACATTGCCAGGGATTAACATGGGCGCATCAGGCAGTGGAAACACTAACTCTAGCCGCGCTGGTATCGCCTCAGCTGTAGCTCAAAGAGGCTTTGCTGACAGAGAAGCTGACGTTAGATCAGACGTCGTCAACCAATTGAGAAACGCCAAGCTTGCCCAGGACAACGTACAGTTTGGACAAGCTATGGACGCCACAGGATCGATGGGAACATCGATGGCTAACACAGGCAACTTCCTTGGTAACGCCGTAGGCAACATAGGTAACCAAGCTGCAATGACGGGCAACATGGGCGGTGCTTATGGCAATGCGTCTAATGCTGCTATGAACGCAGCTAACAACATTGGTAACGCTGGCAACCAGTTTGGCAACGCAGCCAACATGAATAGCCAGATAGCCAACGCATTTAACACAGGCACAAACCTAGCTGCAAATGGTGGCAACATGGCGTTTGGCGCTGGATCTAATCAACAAGGGTTTGACCAGACGGCACTTAACGATGCTCGATCCAACTTTGAAGGCAACCGAGACTTTGGGTATGGCATGTACAAAGACTACATGTCTGGCATGTTGGGCCGCGCTCCGACTGACTCAAACGTTAACCAAGCCAACTTAGTGAACCCACAGACAGCTGCTATGGGCGGCATGATGACGGGCTTCGGGATGATGAACCCTAACAACGCAATGTACAACAATATGTTTGGCTTCCAACCAGGCCAATTTAGCGTCGTATAGGAGGACACAGGATGAACCCAATACTAATGAATAATGGCATGATGGGCGGTATGCATAACCTAGGTTATGACATGGGACAGCCAGTTTTAGCCAACGGACCAATGAACCCAGCGCAACCAGGTGGAGCTCTTAGTGGTAACGCTCGAGGCTCTGTCCGTATGCCTCAGATGCCACAGAACCAGAAGATTGGCATGGGCGGCGAAGGTCTCATGCGTATCGGTGGCGATATGATAGGTGCATCAGCTGATGGTGGTCTTGCAGCAATAAACGCTGGAACCAATACATATGGCGACATCATGGACTACAACCGCGCTCGAGACATGGACGAGTTTGCCATACAGGAAGCACAGGCCCTCGAGCAGCAACGTCGGTTAGACTTGCAGCGCAAGCTAACGCAAGAGCAGACA